GCAGCAGCAATAGCCGTTATTAGCGATCTAAATTTACCAACTCCTTTTGGATTCTTCCCTGCGTCTGGTAATCCTGCACCACCTTGTAGAGTTTTAATAGCTGATTTAACAGATGCCGCGAACATAAGAATTTTTAAGCTTTTAAGTAATAAGAAAGTATAAAGAATAGCTTCACCTATTCCTTTGATATTCTCCCCTAAATCACTCATAGCTTTTCTTTGTTCATCACTACTCATTTTATTCCAAGCTGCAACCCACTTATCTAGGTCTTCTTGGAATGGGCCAATGAACTCCTTGAAAGCCTGCCACATGAGTTCTAGACCGATACCTAATGCTTCACCGCCTGCCTTGATTAGAGGGCCATTCTTAGCCATCCATAAGGTGATATCTTGGAGAACACCTGCAAATTGTGTCTCGAAACCCGTTGCAAAAATTCTAACAGAGTTTTGGAATACTGAAGCGGCTATCCTTTCAACAACTGGAAGTGTGTGCTTAACCTCTTCAAAGGCTACAATAACTCGATCAGATAATTCTTTAGTGAACTTCTCGAAGACTTTTTCAGATCCTCCAGCCTTAGTTACAAAATCTCTAATCTTACCTTCCGAACCAGCTTTCATGAATTGATCTTTTGTCATCCCTAAAGCATCAGCTAATTCCTGAGCTGCCAAAGGCATGTTCTCGAAGATTTGTTTAACGTTATCCCAATCTTGAGCACCGGAGAAGAACTGTCTAGTACCTGTCATGAATCCTGACAATTGTTGTTGATTCAAACCATATACCGCACCACCCACAGAAACAGCCTTTGCAAACTCTTCTATACTTTCAGTGGAAGCACTCATAGATGCAGTTAAGTCACCTACAACCTTCATTACCTGTGCTGGGTCTGTCCCATAGTTTACCGCTGTCCTATAAAGGTCTTCTCTAGAAGAACTTATATCTGTATCGGAGATTCCTCTCTCTTTATAAGCGATCTTATGTACATTCTCAGCCTGTCTTAACGTGACTAATTGGTTCTTAGCAGCTAATGCTGAAGCACCTGCTATAGAGGCTCCTGCTAAACCTGCTCCACCTGCTATAACACCTACTCTTCCAGCAAAGTTAGAAGTACTATTGACAATCTGTTTCTGATATCGAAGAACTCTTTTTTGGTGTCGCTCAACTGCTGCTCTTTCCCTTGACTCCTTTCTTCTAGTCTTCTCTCTAAAATTTTCTTGATTTCTTTGGGATTTTGCAGCAGCCTCTTCAGCATCTCTTTTCTTTCTAGCTGCTCGCTCAGAAGCTGTCTCATAGCCCTTGAATTGTGCCTTTAATTTTTTAAGTTCTCTAGCTGCTGATTTGGAATCAACTCCAACCTTAACAACTAAATCACCAATAACTACTTTTTTAGCCATGAGTGCTCCTATTACTTGACTTGATTTCTAGCTTGATCTTTTGCAATATCTACTCTAGAACTTTCATCTATTGCAGCAAAGGAATCAATGAATTCCTTAAATTCTAGAAAATCTTCAAGAGTCATATCGTATTTTAGTGTAGTTATAGATTCCTTATTATACTCACTAGAGTAGACATTATAAAACGTCCACTCCTCCGAGCCTAATGAAGTCTCTCTTGAAATCTTCTCTGTAGTCTTACTTACTGCTGTTCCGAGGTTCCGTTTTCGACTTTCGGAAGGTATTTGTCGAATAAACCTTTTGCTTCGAAAAAACTTCCAAAGTTCTCCTTTATAGCAAAAGTAAGGATGGCTGTAAGCTCTCCGTAATTAGCCATGAAATAATCATCAAACGGTACATCTTGACCATTTACTGACATACCCTGTAGCAATCGACCAGCAATAGTTTCTAGTTCAATACCATCTAATTCCTCTACCAATGTGACAGCAATCTGCTCAAAATTAAGTGATTCTGATGCCATCCCTTGATAGAAAGCTCCAACAGTGGGTAGAACGAATTGTGCTAATTTCTGAGCCATTTTAAGACCTTCGAAAGCAGGTAGCATGTAGATTTGAATTTGCTTACCATTAAGCTCCTGAGAGCGTACACGGTTAAGAGGGTTAATATTCATTATTTAATTCTCCTTTAAAATGGTGTGACTGTAATATTAAAACGATCTGTTGCAAAAGAGGAAATTTCTTTTCTATCAACAGGCCAAGTATCCTGCCAAAGACCTGCACCTATGGTAAGTGGATCTAAGTTAGGGTCTGTATCTAGGTAGACTTGTACATCTAGTTCATCTATACCCTCTACAGTATTGTAAATTATTCCGTAAAACCTTTTGGCTATAACATCTTGATTGATATTATAAGAGTTACCTTCTAATGTTATAGCATCCTGAATAAGATCTTCGTAATTAGCTGGGAGATTTTCTCCTTCAGTAGGATCTAATTCAGTAGCCTCAACTTTAACATATACAAACAAGTCTGTTGCTAGGGAAAATTCTACTGTCTGTTCTTCACCTCTAGAGTCCATCACGGTCTCTTGGATATCACCATATGTAGCAATTCCAGCGGGTTTAGTATTCCAAACTAATTGAGCCATCTCTTCGCTAGTGCCTTCATGATTTATTATAACTTCATAAGATTTTGGTGGGATATTATTAGGGTTTGTTACAAATAACCTATTTTCTTCAACCAACACACTTCTAACATTAGGATCTCGATCTATAACAGCTTCAATAGTATCCTTTGTTCCAGAACCAACAGTATTATAGTCTGAGCTAACCCTAGCGGATAACTCTGAATCTGTTTCAGCAATTGTACCTATAATAAAATCTGCTGGGTTATAAACTGAATCTAATCCTGATTGAGAAGTGATAATATTAACTATGGTATTAGCATCTCCAAAAATGATACCCCTTTGAGAAGAGACCACCAATCCTTCCACCTCTACTGAATCTGATATTAAGACAGAACCTAAAACAACATCCATTGTTAGTGACTGATCATCCTTGACAAGTCTTAAATACGATTCATCAGGGAACTCAACATCAGGATTGTATGTTGCTGTCACTTTATTATCTAAGTTTATCAGTGTCTCTAATCCTTGAAGAACTTCTTCAATTGTCGGATCTACATCGGAAGTAAAAGTGTATACATCACTGTCGATTGAAATCGTGTATTCTCGACTTGGAATTAGTATACCTACTTTAATATTAGCCGAATAACAATCTGATAAGGAAATTATTATATCTTCTGGATTAGTGAAGTTATCTTCTTGAAGACTTGAAAAGACACTACCGGATGATACTAGGGTGTCGTTCTCTCCAATTAATCGTAAATCTCCTCTGGTAGAACTTGCAGGTTTTCTTGTAAAACCTACCAACATTGCTAACTTTTCTAAAGAAACACCTACAGTTTTATCCACCCTCATAGTTTCTTCTACAAGTTTGGCTTGTGTCCAAATATCTGCTAAGTGTTTTGCAACTACTGAATTCAACCTACCTATAGGTTTATCAGTAGAAGTATCAATAATTAGGGTGTTATCTCCTGTTGTATTTCTTACATTCTGGACTACTTCTGCATTTAACTCTAGTAGGATTTCTTCTTGAGTTTTAGGAGTAAGTCCTGTAGAATCAAAAGGCATCTATTACCTCCAAAAATAATTCTTTTTAAAATTGATCAATAATTATAAACTACTTTTTAATTTTTGTCAAGCAATAAAAAAGGGAGCCTGAAGCTCCCTCTTAAAGTATTTTCAAATTATCCAGTAAAACCAGTATCAATGCCAGACTCAGTACCAGCAGGAGTAGAGGTGTACTCTAAAGTCTCACAACCGAACATCCAAGTTTTAGTGTTTTGATCTGCACCTAACTCTACATCAGGGAAGGCTTTCAAATAAGCATTCAGTGCGGTTGCTAGTACAGAACCTGAAGGATCTTGAATGATCAAAGAACCAACAGCTATCGGGCCACCATTCTCTGTAGCTAAAGCTAGAGCTGAGAGTAATCGGTTAGTTTCTGCTGTCTGCATAAGCTCAATCTCAATTGAACCTGTGCGATCTGCGATCTTAGTAAGAGATAACTCACCAGCAGCACCAACAGTTTCCCCTAGCATATCACTATTACGGGACAGTCTGATAAAGCTATCAGGTGCGAAACCAGTGATAGCGATACCATTAAATGAAATGTTTACGTCCTTTGGACTATAAGCAGGAAGCATTATTTATTTTCTCCTTATACTACAGCAGAGGTTGGTGCTTGAACAGAACCATTAATTGCTACTGTGTGAATTGCACCTGCTAGGTATCCTATGAAAGTTACGCTAGTCAGTACTCGGTTGATCCAATCTGTCTGACCTTCAGAAGTACTCAAGATCTCTGATAGAAGAGGAACAGTTAACTCGAAAGATTGAAGAAATTACGATTGACCGCAGATTGTAACGCTGAGTGAATAACTTCACGTACTTGAGCAATACCTTGATCTGTGTAAGGAATTTTCTTACCTTTCTGAGAATACAATAGACGTTTAATTGCAGTCTCTACTTCAGAAGTAAGCCAATCAACTCCACGAATAATGTCGATCCATTCTTGACTTGAAGTGATACCAAAACGAACAATATCCACTCCTGCATCTGTCTCAATAAAGTTAGCGTTGTTACTTGCTAAGTTATTCTTCTGTCCAGAAGTAAGTCTACGACCTGTTACTGGGTGTGCTGAAGGAGCTAGACCTAATAGGGTAATGTTAGCCCAAGTTACTGAACCAGCATCAAACGCTGCGTTGTGACCTACATAAGCACATTCAGGATAGTTGGCATCCGCTGTTTGATGATAAAAACTAACAGTCCTTGTCAAATTCTTACTACGGAGTGTACTGAATATCGAATATCCTGTATTATCTCCATCATACGGTGCATCAAAGTTTGTAACATCCGCAGAAGCTTGGAAATACATTTTACCATAAGATGGTGTATTTGGATCTACAGGCTCACCAGCAGATTGAATAGCTACAGCCATAGCATCAACCCAAGTTGTGTCTCTATCATGAGTTGTCAGGAAGTACCATTCATCATCATAATCACGGATAGCTGCGAGACATGCTGCTGCACCTTCAATACCTTGATAAGTACCTGTCATGTTATCTGCAACTGAGTCATAAGTAGCTTGGAAAATAACTTCGAAGTCATCTGGTACAATAAGAACTCGTGCTGCTGTTCCAGAACCTGATACAGATGCTGTAACAAATGATCCAAGAGCTGTATTGATATCAGCAGCCAAATCTGTAGCTACATCCTCTTCAGTATCTGCTCCAGAGGCTGTGTAAGTCGCTGTAACAGAATCTCCAGTACTAGGGATAGTAACTGTTAGGTTATGTACAGAACCACCTCCACCGTCTACATCGAGAGGTTGACCTAAGAATGAAGCTGCACGTCTACCGACCTTAAATCCATCAATAGGGGGTTGCTGTGCGTAGAATTGAACAGCAGCTTTATATGCATTAGAGTTTTCAGCAAAACCTAAATCTAAAAGATCTTGTGGACTGGTTAAAAGCCCTGTGGTACGCTCATCATCAATAACGTGAGCATCGATAAACATTGGAATACCGAACCCTGCTTGTGCTAGACGAACCACATTAATTGTGATATTCACATCAACAACTGGTGTATAAGTTGCCATTAATTAATCTCCTTTAAGGAATTATATTTTCTTCAACATATAGTTGTGTTGAAACTGGGGAATTTATTGAGCCATTTACATTCGATCCACCAGTAACAACTTCTATAGTAGAACTATTAGGTGGTATCCAATCACTTACTACAGTGAAGTATGCATCGATTGACGCTGCATCTACGAAGTCTGTTTCTAGGTAAATTGGGGTTCTATCAGTATCTGAGTAATATTGGAAGACTGCGCCAGTAGCTTCATTTAAAGCTGTGCGTAGGATTACATCATTACCTGAGATTCTTAATTTATTGAGTAAGTCATCTGCAAAATCCCCATAACAGGTGATATTAACGGTTAAGGTTTGTTCCGTCTTATAACTTACTTCAAAAACATCTTCTGAAGTTTCTACAACTTCTTGATGCCTTAACCAAGCCTCTTGAGTCTTAACTGAAGATGCTCGATCAACTAATACATATGGGTAATCTGGCCTTGGGCCTTCAGTCCTATCCTTGATAACTGCTGCTAAAGGATCAGCGCCAGTAGGGACAGTCAGGGTGGAAAGATCAGAACCTATGACAGCTCTGATATGTTTTATTAATCCGTTTTGGATATCATCGAAATTAGCTAATGGCATCTAGTTTATCCTTCCTTATGACTGTTGCTTCATAGTGGCTTAACTTGCAACCCGCCAACCACTCTCTAACCTCGAAAACCTCATAATCGATTCCTTGGAAAGTGATAACATCAGCATTTATTCCATCCTTCTCACTACTTTCTAATAATTCAGTAGTTGTTCGGATTTCTCTGACATCTTTTTGTCGAATACCTTCTGGAAGTTTTTTCTGTTCGATACCTTGGGAGAATTGAGGTTGGACATTGCAAACTAGAGGAGAGGAGGTTGTCCCTCCTTTTACCCAATCTTCTGTGGCCTCATCCCAATAACCATCGCCATCAAAACGAATTAGTGTGGCTTGGTGTTTTCTTAAAAGTTTCATCATTGAGATTTACCTCTACTTTATAAAATTATACTATATTAGTCATGGTTTTGTCAAGTATTATTTCAAAGATGTTTTCTCACCTAAGAAGAAGGGATTATGATTAATAGTATTACTATTAATATTAGCGTTAATCTCGTCACAGTAGATACCTCCTGTAAAGCCAGCCCCACTAGCTAGGAAGCCATTTAATGGGTGTACTGCATCATCTAAGAGTTGTTTGTATTGTTCGTACTTCTCAGAACCCTTGACAAACAGACCTCCTGCTTTTTCGGTTATACAATTGGCATATTTAGCAACTAATGCTTTTAATGCATCTATTGAAGCTTGTCCTTCATTAGTAATTCCATCTACAGTATTTACATCAATTATATATTGGTATATTTCATCAGATAATCCTTCATCAAGGGTATCTGTATCTCCTACGTTTAATCTAATCCTATCTATAATATTACTAGCTGGATCATTGGTGAAGCTCATACTACTCTCCTTTCTCTAATTTTTTAACTCTCTCATCCACACGGATAGTTACTTCTGCAAATCGCCTATTAGTTTCTGATAGAGTATTAACAGCCTTAGTAAGGTTATCTAAAGCTGTTGTGGTTTTCTCTGCACTAATTTCAACAGTTTGCATTTTTACTACTACATTTTCCAACCACCTTTCATGATCTTTTAATCTACGATCATGTTCTAAGGTTTTGGCTTGGATAGTAAGGACACTGCTAGAGTATTTTTCATCTTTTCTTCTTAAATCTAAAACTTCAGCCTTAACTGC